AGATATAATATAATGCCTGAGATTTATACGGAAAGCGATATTGAAAAAGAAATAGAAGATCGTTCTCAAGTTCAGCATGAGGATCCTCGTGGTGAATATCCTAAAGCCGAATATTTTAATTCCTCTAGTGTTAACTATGGGGCGACTGGTTCTAGAAAACACGAATTGTTTTTTAAAGGCAAAGCCGCTGCTGCTGTATTAGAATCCGAGTCAGATGAAATAATTGCCTCCGAATATCCTTTATGCCAAATTCAAGAAACTATTTCAGGGCATATCATTGAAACTGATGATACACCAGGTGCTGAGCGGGTGCTAATAAAACATAACACTGGAGCAGGTATAGAGCTCACCAAAGATGGTAGCATTAAGATATCGGCATTAGATAACCAAATTAATGTAACAGGCGGAGATCAAGTTACTATTGTAGAAGGTGAAGGACAAATTATATACAAGGGCAATCTTAATCTTAAAGTTACGGGTGACTATAATATTGACTGTTTAAACTATAATGTTACTGTAAGAGGTAATAAAACAGAAAAGATTCTAGGTCATATAAAAGAATCTATTGCAGGCAATATTGAAAAGCTTGTTGGCGGTTCTTATGTAAAAGCAGTTACTCAAGCTGTCACTAATACTTTTCTTGCTGGTAAGAAGCAAAGTATTAAAGGTGAATATATCAATAGAGTAGAAGGGTCTGCAAGATATTCTACAAGCGATGATACCAAAATTACTGCAGAAGATAAGCTTACTGTATCTTCTAACAATATGAACCAGTTTGCTAACTCTATGGCAGTTACTGCTAAGTCAGGTACTATTGGTAATCCTAACATGGTATTCTCAGGTAAAGGAGCTGTGTTTGAAGCAGGAGTAACAGCACCAACATTTCATGGAGACTTAGATGGCACCGCTACTACAGCTACAGTAGCACAGTCTCAGAACTATGCGGATCCAAGTACTGGAGGAGGTGTTGGGTCAGCAGGAACTATTACGAATACAGCAACCCCTGCCATTACTAAACCTAGCGACTCTATCATTGACGATTATCTCACTAAGTCAGCGGGCGGTATAAACAGAGTAAAGATTGATGTAGGAGACTTTATTAAAAATTATCTAGATAGAAGTGTTGATACTGGAGGCATATCTAATTCTAATATCAATGCTGACAAGGCTAGATCGCGATTAAGAGATCCGGCCAACAGGTCTAATAGCTCATTTGTATCATATCTTTTGGCAGAAGGAATAATATGCGGTGAGTGGAACTCACCTATTCCAAAGGGTACAGGAAGAATTCTTTCAAGCGATGCTACCCCTGTTTCATCTCACTCTGAATTAGATAGAATTGGTTCTCAGACAAATAATAAATTGTCAGCGTTTCTTCCGAAGAGAGCTAATCCTCATGTATTACCTGAAGAAGTTTATAATCCTTATAGACAAAAATCTATTAGTGCCTCTACTAAATTAGCAGAAGGTATTACTCTTTCTAAATTTTTAGGTACAGATGATCCTACTAACATTGACTTTATTAGAGATCAAGCCGTAAGAGTAGAAATAGCAAAGTATTTGTACATTCATGCGCGGATCATAAAATTAGTACGGGATAATGATAGTGAATTTAAAGATGTAACTTTAGAAGTTGCAGAAAGTATATACAAGCCAGGTCCTTCTGAAACAATCACTCCAGATTCTTTAAATGATCTTAAACTCAAAGGCCGTACAGTTGTATATAATGTGGTCGATAATAGTGGCAAATCAAGCATACAAAGAACGTTTGATATTGCTGTATTCTTAAAAGACAACGCGGTTTATGATGAACTTATATTGTCATATGATACCATTGATATTAATCCAGATTCAGGTAAAGAGTTATTGTCTAGCAGAATTATTATAACTCTCCCTGAAATTGATAAGAACTGGATCGGCACATTTAATCGCAAAGTTAAAACGGAATTTAATAATAACGATCTTACATCCGGAGACCTGGTAGAAGTTTTATCTCAGAGCAGATTTAAATCAGAATTTGATGGAGTTCTTTCGAAAGGTGGCGATTATGGTATTAATTTAAGTCCGGCTAATAATCCTTATATAACTCGGCAAGGCGATAAAACCCATCCAAGTATATCGCCGGGTGCGGTAGATAATATGGCAGCACTACTTGCCAATCAATACACACTTATGCAGCAATATTATGGCGGCAAGCTTATTATCAATGATGCGTTGCCTAAAGCTAGCACCTCAAGAAAAGTTGCCAAAGTAGATAATGGATATAATCAGCACTGGTTCGGAAAGGCATTAGATATTAGTATTACAGGAATGAGTAATGCACAAAAAGATAAGCTAGTAGCAGCTGCAACTAAAGCAGGATTTAAAGGCTTTGGATTCGGTAATACCATTCTACATGTTGATATTGGTGCTAGAAGAGTATGGAGTTACGATAACACCCATTTTGCGGGGCGTGAGGTTGGAAGTATTCGTCAGCAAGATGGTTATTGGTTTAATTATGTTCGAGCAAATGCCGCCCCTTAGACGTATAAATAAAGAAAAAACGGGCTAAAATGACTAATAGAGTTTTATCAGTTGAAGACAGAAATCTAGATGCAAGTATTATTGTATCTAGATCAAAGAAGTTTTCTGATATTGATATTTCCTTTACCGCAAAACCTAATGGTGAGATATATAAAAAGATTGATGCGGCAGCGGTGAAACAATCAGTAAAGAATATTGTTTTAACTAATCACTATGAAAAACCATTTCAGCCATATTTTGGCGGTAATGTTTCGGCTATGTTATTTGAAATGGCAGATGGTACAACAACATCAGCAATAAAAAGAACAATAAAAGAAGCTATAGAAGCATATGAACCTAGAGCTTTGATATTAGATATTAAAGTTGTATCTAATTCAGATCGAAATAGCGTTAGTACTACTATAGTATTCCAAGTAGTAAATTCAAGAGAGCAAGTTACTCTATCTACAACACTTTCAAGGTTAAGATAAATGGCAACAACTATTAAATCAACAGCATTAGATTTTAATAATATTAAAAATAATTTAAAATCTTATCTTGCGAATCAAGATGAATTCAGTGACTATAATTTTGAAGGTGCTGCGCTATCTAATATTCTTGACGTGTTAGCGTATAATACACATATTAATGGACTTATTGCTAACTTTGCATTAAATGAATCTTACTTAAGTACTGCACAACTTAGAAGCTCTGCCGTGTCTTTATCAGAAGGTATTGGTTATGTTCCGGATACTAAGACATCTTCTCAAGCTAAAATAAGAATCTATTTTACAAATACTGAAACGACAAGAAGCAAAAAGATTAATTTACCGGCATATACCAAGTTTACAAGCGAAGTTGATAATGTAACCTATACATTTTCAACTATTGAAACAATAGAAGCTGAAGATGATGGTACTGGATTTTATGAGTTTAAAACTTCATCAGGGTCCAACCAAATTACAATATATGAGGGTGATATAAAAACTAAAACTTTCCTTGTAGGTGAAGTAATTGATAATCCTGTTTACGTTATTCCAGATGCTAATTTAGATGCTGATACTGCTATCGTAAAAGTATATACCGATACCACTGGTAATGATTTTTCTACATACACAAATATTATTAATACTAGAACGATATCAGCTAGAACTACTATTTACATTCTTAGAGAATCCCCTAATGGAAACTTTGAGCTTTCTTTTGGTGATGGAGAAACATTTGGTATTGCGCCAGTGGCTGGTAATAGAATTGAAATTCAGTATGTGTCAACAAATGGAAAAATAGCAAATGGTGCGGCAACGTTTTCACCCGTGTCTCAGCTTACGGCTGGAGGTATTACCACCACTTTAAATACCACGACCTTTACAGCTTCAACTGGTGGTGACGCAAAAGAAAGTATTTCTTCTATTAAAAAAAATGCGCCTTTTCAGTATGCGACCCAGAATAGAATGGTTACCGCATCTGACTATACTTCGTTAATTTTAAAACAATATTCTACACTTATTAAAGATATTACCACGTTTGGTGGCCAAGATGCTATTGAGCCTGAATTCGGTGCAGTGTTTACCTCTATACTATTTGAAGATGATGTTGATGCTTCTACAAAAGCTAACACTAAAATAAGTATTGAAACATTAGCAGAACAACTTGCGATCGCAGGGTTTAATATTAGGTTTGCTGATCCTGTCACTACATTTATTGAACTTGATACATTTTTCCAGTTTAACTCATCTCTTACAGAACAAACTTTAAATTCTATAACTTCTAATGTTACTTCTACAATTGCCGCTTATTTTGCTGATACGGTAGGAGGATTTGGGCAATCATTTAGAAGATCTAACCTATTAACATTAGTAGACGATGTTAGTACAGCGGTGCTATCAAGTAGAGCTAACGTTCGAATGCAGCAAAGGTTTATTCCTTCTTCTCCTAATCTTATAGCTGTTATTAATAATATAACAACAAACAGAATTTCTAATGATTCTAATACATTAAATTATATAGTAAAATTAGTAACTTCTGGCCAATATGATAAGGCCACTACATTTCTTATTAATAATGAATATGCTACTTCTTCTAATTTTAATACTGTAAGATCAGAGCTCCTAAGTGCTTCTATATCAACATCACAGACAATGAAATTTCCAGTTTCTATTGCCACTAAGGATGACGATGAATATATTATTACAAGTAGCGCTTTTATATACAATAATAAAACTTGTATTATTCGCAACAAATTATCTACCAATAATTTAGAAATTGTACAAGCATCTGGTACAGAAGTTATTGTCGATAACATTGAGTCGTTTGATTCAGTATTAGGTACAGTAACAGTAAATTATTTTAATCCTCAAGCTATTATCGGAGGATTTGAGTATGTAAAACTAGCAGCCGTTCCTGCAAATCAAAGTGCTATTACTCCAACCAGAAACGACCTTTTAGTATATGATGCTGATGCATCAACATCTAAAGCCGTATCAACGAATGCTCTTAACTAATGTCACATAAAAGAGATCTTACATTACTTGACAATAATCGCAAGGCTCTTCCTTTTCATAGGGCTGAGGTTAAAAAAGTATTACCTGACCATATAGTTCAGGACAATCCTAATCTTATAGAATTGTTTGAATCTTACTATGAATGGATGGAAAAAGATTCAAATCCTAATGGTATTTTAAATAGAATTTATTCTACTCGAGATGCTACTTCTATTCCTAAGATGCAACTTCCTTTTCTTGAAGATGAACTGCTCTTAGGGGAAGCATATTTTGGTGGATTTATTAATAAAAGAGAAGCAGTAAAGTTTTCTAATACACTATATAGGTCTAAAGGCACTAAGTATAGTATCGAGCAATTTTTTAGAGGTTTTTTTGGCGTAGATCCAGAAGTAATTTATCCTAAAGAAAATGTTTTTAGAGTTGGCCCGGCCATTGACCTCGAGAAAGACAGCGTTAACACTGCGGGGGAACAAGTTAAAGAGAGGGCTTCAAATCTTGGCCCGGAATCTTTACGCTATATAACAAATGATAAATTATATCAAACTCTTTCAATACTTCTTCGCAGCACAATTCCTGTAGGTAAGTGGATAGATACATATAAATTATTTGTACACCCTGCTGGATTTTTTATTGGCTCAGAATTAGTAATAGAAGCGGCTAATATAAATCCTCTGCCAGTATTACAAGATGATGTCGGTGAAAAACCAGCAGAATTTATTTCTATTCAGGTTGTAGCATCGTTTGATATTAGAGCTGATAAAGATATTACTCTACTTAATCATGGTGATGCAACATTCACCGTACATCGCCAAGATGTTGATACATTTGTATCCATTGCAAAAGATGTGGTACTAGGCGATATTGATAATTATACGTTTGCTGAATTGTTGTCACCTAACTCACTTACTATGGATGACTCTGATGTCGTTACTCTTGTTAGCTTTGACGAGGATTCAAGTGCTACTAAACTTAAAACATATACACAAACATTTGATAAAGGTATATACGATACTCAATATGATTCAGCGAATTAGACTAATTACCTATATAAATAATGTTAATCAATTAAGGCACAGATATGGTTCAAGAAGCAATTAATGTTGGCTCGGCGGCTAATGATGGTACAGGCGATACCCTTAGAGCTGCTGGCAATAAAATTAATAATAATTTTACAGAGTTGTACAACCAGTTTGGTGGTGCAACTTTAGGTAATGTTACACGACTTACGGACAGCGGTATTTCTATCGTAGGAAGCAGCTTTATTACGCAGGTAGGAGCTGCTGATCCGGCTTCGACAATTAATATTGATTTTCCTGATTCAGCTGGTAACGTAGTAGTTGATACGGCCACTCAAACACTTACGAACAAAACCATTAGCGCTGATGATAATACATTATCTGGACTTGCTACTTCTAGTTTTATTCTATCTAATGCTTCAGGAATTATTGATGGGGCAGCCAGTCGTAAAACTATTCCAGCCGGGGTAGTTGTCGGTACTACTGATACACAGTCTCTTACAAATAAAACTTTAAATCTACCTACGCTAAAAAGAGCTAACGTTCATGAATGGTTAGCAGATTCGAATGGGCATCCAGTCATATCGTTTACTGATACAGTAAATGCTAGAAATAGATTAAGGATTGAGAGCAAAGCTTCTCCTGATTCTCCTATTATTTCTACAGAGGGATCTGCAGACACTAATATTAATTTAGAGCTTAATCCCAAAGGAGCTGGTTCAGTAAGAGTTAGTAAACTTGCTTATTCTTCAGGTACTATTAGCTCAACAAGCACTGTAGCTCAAAATATAAGTTATATTCAAAGTACAGC